GAGCAAAGACCGGCTGGCGCCGATGTTGCGCGATACGATCTGTTTGCGGGGGAAAGTGAAAGATCCCCGGTCGCGTGATTCGGGAAACACGCTGCTGCACAAGATATTCCCGGGCGGACACATCACGATAGCAGGCAGCAATTCCGCCGCCTCACTTGCCAGTCGCCCGATTCGGATTGTGCTGTGCGATGAAGTGGACCGCTATCCGGCGAGCGCCGGGACCGAAGGCGACCCGGTAACCCTGGCCATTCAGCGGAGCGCCAACTTTTGGAACCGTAAGCACGGCCTCTTCAGCACTCCGACACTGAAAGATGTGTCGCGGATTGAAGCGGCCTACTTGGATTCCGATCAACGCCGCTACGCGGTTCCATGCCCGCATTGTGCGGAATTCCAATATCTCTGCTGGCAGCAGGTGAAATGGGAAAATGACGACCCGGCGACGGCCAGGTATGAATGCCAATTCTGCAAGGCGCTTTGGGATGATGGCGCGCGCTATCGCGCCCTGCGCTTCGGTCGGTGGCAGGCTACGGCGCCATTCAACGGGACGGCGGGCTTTCATCTGAATGCGATCTATTCGCCGTGGGTGAGTTTGCCCAGTTTGGTGAAGAGCTGGTTCGAGGCCCAGCGCTCTCCAGAAACCCTGAAGACCTTCGTCAACACCAAACTCGGCGAAACGTGGGAAGAGCGCCATGAGCAGCAGACCAACCCGCAGCTCCTCCTGAGCCGCTGTGAAGCCTACGCGGATGAGGATGGCGCGCCCACCCCGGTTCCCGAGCGGGTAGTAGTCGTCACCGTCGGCGGCGATATCCAGGCGGACCGCATCGAGGCTGAATTCGTCGGCTGGGGCCGTGACGAAGAATCATGGTCGCTCGGCTATTTCGTCCTGCCGGGGGACACCCACCGCACCGAGGTCTGGCGCGATCTGGATGAATTGCTTTCCCGCGTTTGGGATCATCCGCTGGGGATGAAGTTTCGCTGTCATGCCGCTTGCGTCGACCGGAGCTACAACGACGTGATGGTCCAGCGCTTCCTCCGGACCACGGTCAATCGCCGCATTTTTGCGATTGTCGGCCGCGCCGGCGCCTTACCGATCTGGCCGCGGAAGATGAGCCATAAAACGGGCTCCGTTTTCTACCTGGTCGGAATCGATTCGATCAAGGATTCAATCGCGGCGCGGTTGCGCCTGGCGGAATACGGTCCCGGCTACTGCCACTTCCCGATTGGGCCGAATTACGACCTGGACCATTTCGAGCAACTCACCGCGGAGCGGAAGTACACCAGCTACCACCATGGTTTCCCGCGCCGCGAGTGGCGAAAAAAGGAAGGCGCGCGGAATGAGGCGCTGGACTGTCGCGTGTACGCCTACGCCGCGCTCCACGCGCTCTATGCCAGCGGCCTGCGGCTGAACACCGAATCCGACCGGCTGGCGCGCATGCTGCAGCAAGCCTCCGGCACCCGCGCTGAAGTTCAGGCCGCGATTCGGGCGGCGGGCCCCGGTGAGCCGCCCCCTCCTCCGCCGCGATCAACGCCGGCGCGCGGCCCGCGCATCATCGGCCGCTTCGCGCTGTAAGCAGCGATGTCCTACAGCACAACGCAACTCGACGCCATCATTGCCACGCTGGAAGCGGCCATGGGCACCGGCGCGGCCTCGGTGACCTTCGAGGGCCGGCGGATCGATTACAAATCCAACGCCGAGATCGCGCGCGCCATCAGTTGGTTCCAGGGCAAGCGCGATTCGGTTGCCGGCACAACCCGCGTCCGGCAGATTCGGATGTACACGGACAAGGGCTTTTGAACTGTTCTCCGCGCATTTCTTCGCCGGCCAGACTCGGCGCGGCGAGCCGAGGCGCTGTCTCGGCCTCGCCTGGCCGGCACAATCAAACTGAGACGAGGTGACTGCAATGCAACCTTCTCCGCAACTCCCGCGCGTGCTCGGCACGCCGATTCTCCCCGGCCTTCCTCCGTTTCTGGCTTTCACTCAAGGCGACATCTGGCATGTCCGGCCCACGAACGGCCTGGACACCAACACCGGCAAGAGCAGCCGTCAGGCGTTCAAGACGTTGGCCGCGGCGCTCGCTGCCGCCACCGAGGATCAAAACGACATCGTCCTGTTCTACGCCGAAAGCGCCGACAAGGATTACACCACGGATCTCCAGGCCGCCATGCTGGACTGGGACAAGAACCTGGTGCACCTGATCGGCGTGAATTCCGGCGTCAACATCTCGCCGCGGTCGCGCATCGAGTTCGCTTCGGGCTACAACTCCGCCGCGCCGCTGTTCCGGGTCACGGCCAGCGGCTGCTACATCGCCAACATCCTATTCTTCATGGGTGTGGCGGGCACTTCTCCGCTGGGTGCCGTCGATGTGCAGGGCAGCCGGAACCGCTTCGAGAACTGCCACATCGCCGGCATCGGGCACGCCAACAACGATGTCAGCGGCGCCTATAGCCTGCGGCTGGCCGGCGAAGAGAACGAATTCCTGCGCTGCACCATCGGCCTCGACACCATCGCTCGGGGCACCGGCGACAACTCCGAGATCCTGCTGTACGGCGGGGCTCGCTGCAAGTTCATCGACTGCGAAATCCTCACCTACGCCGAGGCCAACACCCACCAGTTCCTGAAGAAGGCGGCCGGAAGCACCGATCGCTTCACCCTGTTCCGGAACTGCGCGTTCATCAACGCCATCCAGAGCGCCGCGGTGTCCATGCTGGAAGCGCTGGATGTCACGGCGGGCGGCAGCCCGGGCGGCATGATCGTGCTCAAGAACTGCCTGCTCATCGGCGCCGCCGAATGGGAAGCCTCCGTCTCCGTCAGCGGCAGCGTCTATGCCGACATGGCCCTGCCCGATGCCGCCAGCGGCGGCGTGGCGCTTGCCGTGACCGGCGCGTAAAAACCAATCTCCCCTGGCCCGTCCGCCGCGGCGGAGGCCTTCTTCCTCAACCCGCAAGGCGGCGGCCGCCACCCCGGACGGCCGCCGCGAAACCTGAAGAGAAAACCATGTCGGTTGTAATCGTCGGCGATCATATCCGCGGCGAAGTTCTGGCGCGCGCCGTCCCGCGCAGGCTCGATCCCGAAGCCATGATGCGCGCCATCCATCAGGGGCTTCGGGCCACCCAGCCGGAGCGGCGCTTCGGCCGCTACGCCTATTTCCCAAAGGCGCGCAAGGCCGGCGAGACCTACCGCGATTCCCGCGGCCAGCTTTTTCAACTCACGGAAAAAGGCGCCCGGCGGGTGTCTGAGTCTCAGGTCTCAGCTCCCCGGTCTCAGGTCTGATGCCCTACCTCCGCAATCTCGGCCGCGCCTTTCGCACGCTGGGGCGGGCTGCCGCCGGGCGCCCCATGGCCGGCACCACCGGATATGAAGGCGCCTCCACCGGGCGCCGCCTGGCCATGTGGGCCGAGGTTTCCACCGCCATCAGCGCGCTGCTGGCCGCCGAGGGCGAGACCCTGCGCATACGCAGCCGCGGTCTGGTGCGGAAAAATGCCTGGGCCAAGAGCGCGCAGGATTCATATGTGGCCAACGCCATCGGCACCGGGATCACGCCCAAGCCGCTGCACCCGGATGAGACCATCCGGAAATTGCTGAAAACTTCTTGGGAACGCTCGGCCGAAGAGTTCGATGCCGATGGCCTCACCGATTTCTACGGCATGCAGGCTATCGCCCTGCGCGAGATTTTCGAGGCCGGCGAAGTGCTGGCGCGGTTTCGTCCGCGGCTGGCTTCCGATGGCCTGCGGGTGCCCCTGCAATTGCAACTGCTGGAACCCGAGCACCTGCCGCTCACCCACATAGGCTCGAACGGCAAGAACCCCATCCGCGCGGGAATCGAGTTCACGCCCTTCGGCAAGCGCGCCGCCTACTGGCTTTATCCCGAGCATCCCAATCTCGGCGCCTTCGCCTTTTGGCCGGGCTCGAATCAGCCGACGCGGGTGCCCGCCGAGCAGGTAATGCATTGCTACCAGCCCTTGCGCTGCGGGCAATTGCGCGGACAACCCTGGCTGGCCCCGGTAATGGTCACCCTGTACGAGTTGGACAAGTTCTGTGACGCCGTCCTGGTCCGCCAGAGTACCTCTAACTTTTTTCTCGGCTGGCAGCGGGCCATGTCCGATGAATTCCGCGGGCCGCTGGACGCCAGTGAATCGCTTCCGGATGGCACCCAGGCCCCGGATGCCAGCATCGGGTACGGGCAGATTCAGCCCAACACGATCCTCGATCTGGGCGCCACCGGGAACACGCTGGAATTCAATAAGCCCCCTGACCCGCCCGCCGGCCTGCCGGAATTCGTCAAGACCATGCTGCGGTCGTTTTGCGCCGGGCTCGGAATCCCCTATGAAAGTGTGGCATGGGACCTGGAGGGCGTGAACTACTCCAGCATCCGCGCCGGGTTGCTCGAATACCGCCGGCGCATCGAGCAATTCCAGTTCTCGGTGATGGTCTTCCAGTTCTGCCGGCCGGTCTGGCGGCGCTGGGTGAACGATGCCGTGCTGGCCGGCGTGCTCCCGCAGCCGCGCAATCCGGCCGAGTGGGATGCGCTCTATGCCGTCGAGTGGCGGACGCCGAAATGGGCTTGGGTCGATCCGCTCAAGGACGTCCTGGCGATGAAGGAAGCCGTGCGCTCCGCGTTCACGTCGCGCAGCGCCGTCATTCACGAAAACGGCGAAGACCCCGAGCAGGTGGATGCCGACATTGCCGCAGACAACAAGCGCGCCGATGAATTGGAGATCAAGACCGATTCCGACCCGCGCCAGACGGCCTCTTCTGGGACCGCTCAGCAGCTCGCAGTGCAGGGAGCGCCATGAATTATCCACACCTCGCCGCCCGTATTTTCGGGACCCCGCTCATGATCGAGCGGAACAAGCTGGATGCCATCCTGTTCGCCATCGGCCCGCGTCTCGGGCTCCATGCCTCCCCGCCGTCCGATGAAGCCGCGCGTCTGTACGGTCCTGGAGACGCGGGACAGCCGCGCAAGCCCTACTACCTCACCGAAGACAAGCTGGCCGTCATCTCCATTACCGGGCCGCTGGTGAAGCGGGTGTCGGGGGAGTTCCTTTCCGGCGGGCCGACCACCTATGCCGAGATCGAAGCCGAGATCATGGATGCGGCCACCGATCCGGCGGTCGCCGGCCTGCTGCTGGTGGTCGATTCCCCGGGTGGCGAGTCGATCGGGGTCATGGAATTGTCAGACCTGATTTACTCGGCGCGCTCCGCCAAGCCGGTCTACGCCGCTGCGGATGGCTACGCTTTCTCCGCCGCGTTCACCCTGGCCTCCGCCGCCGAGCGGCTGTTTGTGGCCGAATCCGGCGGCGTCGGTTCGGTGGGGGTGTGGATGATGCACCTGGATTGGTCCGCGCAGAATGAAATGATCGGCGTCAAGCCCACCTACATCTTCGCCGGGGCCCATAAAATCGATGGCAACCCCGATCAACCCCTGGCCGATGAAGCCCGCCAGGAGTTTCAGGCCGAGATTGACCGCATCTACGAGATGTTCGCCGGCCGCGTGGCCCGCAACCGCGGCATGAGCATCGAGGCGGTGAAGGCCACCGAAGCCGCGCTCTATTTTGGCCCTAATGCCGTCTCCATCGGTTTCGCCGACCAGGTGGGCACCGTGGCCGACGCCCTCGCCGCGCTGCGCGCCAAAGTCCAAAGTCCAAAGTCCAAAGTCTCAGGTCCCGGGTCCGATTCCCAAGCCGGAGGTGCATCCGTGGTAACTCCTGCCGCCGAAGCAATCGAGTCTGCCGCCGCCGAAGCGATCGAGCCGGCCGCCGGCGAAGCCGATGGTATCGCGCCGACTCCCGATGCCGAATTCGCTGTCATCGCCGGGCGCCAGCCGCATCAGCCGTCCCTCGATCATGCCGCCGA